CACGTTGGCTGGTGATGATGAGTTGTCTGTTAGGACTGAACTTGTTGGTGGCACTGGGAAATACGGGCGTCTTCTGGGTTGGCTTTACATTGGGGACGACAGTGTGTCCCTTAACGAGCAAATGATTACCGAAGGATATGCTCATGCATATGATGGTGGTACCAAGGATATGAATCTTGAAGCACTGAAAGAGATTCGTAGAGCACACGGTACATTGGTGGATTGATATGAGCGATCAGATCTATCTTGGTAATCCTAATCTAAAAAAAGCAAATGTCTCTCAGGCATTTACACCAGATCAGGTTGAAGAATATGTAAAGTGTAGTAAAGATCCTGTATATTTTATCAAAGAATATATCAAGATCATCTCACTTGACAAAGGTCTGATCCCCTTTACCATGTATGACTTCCAGGAGGACATGACCAGGAAGTTCCATGCTGAACGATTTAATATTGCAAAACTACCACGGCAGTCAGGTAAGTCTACCATCGTTACCTCATACCTGCTGTGGTATGTGTTATTTAATGATAATGTCAACGTAGCAATCCTTGCTAACAAAGCAGCGACTGCTCGCGAGATGCTACAACGATTACAACTAAGTTATGAAAACCTCCCCAAATGGATGCAACAAGGTATCTCCCAGTGGAACAGGGGGAGTCTGGAATTGGAAAATGGCAGTAAGATCATGGCTGCCTCTACTTCCGCTTCTGCCGTCAGGGGCATGTCTTTTAATGTCATTTTTCTGGACGAATTCGCGTTTATTCCGAACCACATTGCTGATCAGTTCTTTTCATCTGTCTATCCTACTATATCTTCTGGTAAGAGCACAAAGGTAATTATCATCTCCACCCCACACGGGATGAATATGTTCTACAAACTCTGGCATGATGCTGAGAGAGGTAAGAACGAATATACAACCACAGAAGTTCACTGGTCGGAAGTTCCAGGAAGGGATGATAGGTGGAAAGAACAAACTATTAAGAACACATCGGAAGAACAGTTCCGAGTTGAGTTTGAGTGTGAGTTCCTAGGATCTGTTGATACACTTATCTCTGCTTCTAAACTTCGTACCATGGTGTACGATGAACCTATCCAAAGGAATAAAGGTTTAGATATATTTGTTGCAGCAGAGGAAGATCATCAGTATGTAATTACTGTTGACGTTGCTCGTGGAGTAAGTAAAGATTACTCAGCATTTGTAATTCTCGATACTACCACAATACCCTATAAAATGGTAGGTAAGTATAGGAATAATACTATTAAACCTTTGTTGTTCCCTAACATCATTCATCAGGTTGCAACGGCGTACAACCACGCCTACGTGCTCTGTGAGGTCAATGATATTGGTGGTCAGGTAGCAGACATTTTACAGTTTGATTTGGAGTATGATAACTTATTGATGTGCGCTATGAGAGGTAGAGCAGGTCAAGTCGTGGGTCAGGGATTCTCTGGTAATAAAACACAGATGGGTGTGAAGATGTCCACCACAGTTAAGAAGACAGGATGCTCTAACCTCAAAGCATTGATTGAAGATGATAAACTATTACTATCAGACTATGATGTGATTGCAGAATTGACTACCTTTATTCAGAAAGGTCAGGCATGGGAAGCAGAAGATGGTTGTAACGATGACCTTGCTATGTGCTTAGTGATGTTCTCATGGTTAGCAACATCAGATTATTTCAGAGAACTGCATGATAATGATGTACGACATAGGATGTACATGGAGCAGAAGGAAGCAATCGAAGCAGACATGGCACCATTTGGTTTTATTGATGATGGGACTGAACCAGAATCATTTGTAGATAATGATGGTGATAGATGGCATGTTGATGAATATGGTGATATGGCATACATGTGGGATTATAGATGAATTTAGAAGATGAGTTTGAATTAGAACATCTCTTGTGGGAAGAAAGGAAATGCAGATCTTGTGGTGAAGTGAAAGATTTACTCACAGATTTTTATAGGACTAGAAAAGGTAGGTCAACATTATCAGCATACTCTTATGAATGTAAAGACTGTACTGTTAAAAGAGTTGTGAAAACTAGGAAGAAGAGTAAAGATAAACCAGACATACCATACGATCCTGTCCCTAGATTCGGACCAGACATCTATCCAGATTGGTAGTTGTTCATGCATTGTTTCCCCAGTGGAGAAGTCAATTTTTCTAAATAATAATAGCATCCACTGAACTTATCAGGAGAACAAGTAAAGATGGCCAACACACAGATTTCACCAGGTGTATTGGTCCAGGAAAGAGATCTTACCAACACAATTAACGCAACGATCGATAACGTTGGCGCTATTGCTGGAACTTTTTCCCAAGGACCCGTCGAAGAAATCATTAACATTTCTTCCGAAAGACAACTCATCGAAGTATTCGGTGAACCCAATGACCAAAACTTTGAGTATTGGTTTAGTGTCGCACAATTTATGCTGTACGGTGGTACAGTAAAGGTAGTCCGTGCAGATAACTCTGCATTGAAGAATGCAATCGACACCGCAACATTTACAGCAACAACTTTTTCTGGCACAGACACAACACTGTCAGTCCTTAATGCCACTGGTTTTGATATTGGCGATCGTCTTGTAATTGATGCTGAAATTCTTACAGTTACTGCTCTAAGTGGTAATGATCTGACTGTTACTCGTGGTCAGTATTCCACATCGGCAGTGTCTCACGCTGGTGGATCACAAGTTACCCAAGTCAAAGATGCTGGTACAACCAGTCCTCTTAACCAAGGTGGTACTCTTTCTTCTAGCGCAACTACTATTACTGTAACTTCTGTTGCAACTTTGGGTGCTGTTACCAACTCCTATATTGAGATTGGTACTGAGATTCTTCAAGTTACTGGTGTTAATGGCAATGATCTGACTGTTACTCGTGGACAACTGCAAACAACTGCTGCTGCTCACACCGACGCAACTGCTGTTGATCTGCTTACTGTTAACGTCAATCAGACTACAATTAACGAGCAAACCAGCACTGGTGTTACACCTCCCCTGATTAAGAACGTTGATACATACGAAGCAACCACTGAGTATGCTGCCAACAACTGGAAGTTTGCTGCACGTACTCCTGGTACTTATGGTAATAGCATTCGTATCCTAGTTACTGATGCTGGTCCTGACCAGGTTCTCTTCTTGTCCGAACCAGGCACTGACGAAGCAGAATGGCAGATGGCTCCTGGTAAGAAGATCTCTTTCTCTGCTGCTAACATCTTTGGTCAGATTTATAGTTACTCTTTGGTACTTACACTAAAACCTGGTGTTGACCTGGTTGGTGAGTTCAAAGCAAATAACTTCTTTACTGCTGATAGTGGTAACGTCACTGGTCGTATCTTGGCATACGAACCCGCTACTCGTAAGTTGGAACTTACCGTTGATAGTTCTTCTTCACGTCACCTTGACGTTGATATGCTGATCACGGAACTTGCTGATAACAGCGATACTCCTGGTTCTGCTACTGGTAACACCGCTAAACCCACTTTGGTTCAACGTCGTGCCACTGTGGTGCTTGACGAAGGATCTAAGAGTTTCTACAACAACGTTGTTATTAAAGATTCTAGCAGTCTTAATGGTGTTATCAACGATGGTAATAACGTTACTATTTCTGCCGTTGAATCTGAGTATGCTTCCAGAGTTTATGGAAACAAGCAGAATTGGTCCAGTGTTGCAGCACGTCCTGGCACTAGTGTATGGGCAACCGAGCGTGGTGGATTCCGCGACTTGATGCACATCTTGGTTATCGATGGCGATGGTGGTATCACTGGCGTTCCTGGTTCAGTTCTTGAAAAATTCTTGGATGTTTCTAAGGCATCTGATGCTAAAACTCCACAAGGCGGAAACCTGTACTACAAAGATGTCATCAAAGCATCTTCACAGTACATCTTCTGGGGAGCACATGAGAGCACCCAAATCTTTGATGTAAATACCTCCTTGACTGGTGATATTGGTGGCGGTGTTCTGAATAAGAAGTTTGACCTGTTCAAGAATACTTATTCTATCCTTTCACTTGACGATCCTACTGGCACAAGTCTGCTGGCACAACCACTGGTTAACACCAAGAACACCTCTACTTTGAAGTATCAACTTCGTGGTGGTGCTGATGGTTATAGTGCTGAGCGCGACAAGTTGTTTGATTCTTATGATCTGTTCTCTGATCCTGAGACCGAAGAAATTGATTATGTCATCATGGGACCTGCCATGAGCAATGATGAAGATTCTGTTGCTAAGGCACAGAAGATGATTGATCTTGCTGAGACACGTAAAGATTGCCTAGCATTCGTTTCTGCCCCTCGCGATGCCATCCTTGGTGTTCCTAACAGCAGAGAGATTGTTTCTAAGACTGTCGAATACTTCAATAAACTGTCTTCTAGTTCTTATGTTGTTTTTGATAACAACTATAAGTACATCTACGACAAGTACAACGACAAGTATCGTTACCTTCCTTGTAACGCTGATATTGCTGGATTGGTACTTGACACTGCAATTGAAGCAGAACCATGGTTCTCCCCTGCTGGTTTCACCAGAGGACAGATCCGTAACGCTGTTAAACTTGCATACTCTCCTCTGAAAGAAGAGAGAGATAACCTGTACGCTGCGAGAGTCAACCCCATCGTTGCTTTCCCTGGCGAAGGCATCGTATTGTTTGGTGACAAGACTGGACTTTCAACACCTTCTGCATTCGATCGCATCAACGTGCGTCGTCTGTTCCTGGTGATCGAAAGAGCGATCTCTGATGCTGCTAAGGCACAACTCTTTGAAATCAACGATGAGTTTACTCGTCAGTCCTTCAACGACATTGTAGACCCTTACCTCAGAGGTGTTCAGTCACGTCGTGGTGTTGAAGACTATCTCGTTGTTTGCGATGCGAGCAACAACCCCGATGATGCCATTGATCGTGGTGAGTTCTTTGCGGAAATCTTCGTGAAACCCACACGTTCTATCAACTTCATCACACTGCGCTTCACTGCTACTCGCACTGGCGCTTCCTTCGCTGAAATCGCAGGTTAAATCTCACGGGGAGGGCGACCTCCCCTTTCGTAATTCCCCTTTACATAATGACATTCACTTAATTATTCTTCCCCAGGAGAAACCCCCAAAATGTCAAGTCCAATTAGACAAACTAACAAGCGCAGGAATCCAAGTTCCAAGAACCAGGTGGAGTCTGCTGCTTCCATTCTGAATTTTAGAGAAAGAATTCAGGAACTGTCAAGACCTAATCTATTCCAAGTAACTATTCAGTTCCCATCATTTGATGGTAACGAGTCACCTCGTGGTGGCAACAGAAGAGGTAGAGGAGAAAGAAGAACTGGTAATGGTGGTGGTGGCATCAGCGAGAAGTCTACCTTCCTGGTGAAGGCAGCAAACCTGCCTGCATCTACTATCGGTGTGGTTGAAGTTCCTTTCCGTGGTCGTCAATTGAAGATCGCTGGTGACAGAACGTTTGAACCATGGACAGTTACCATCATGAACGAAGAGTCCATGCAATTGCGTGAGCACTTCGAGAGATGGGCAGAGTACATGCAGTACAACCAGTTCAACTATCAGTCTGCTGAAACAATTGGTGATTACCAGGCAAGTGCAACTGTCGATCACCTAGATAGACAGGGTGCTTCTAACGGTTCATATCGTTTTGAAGGTATCTGGCCTTCTAATATCTCCGCAATTGATCTTGCATGGGATAGCAACGATACCGCTGAGGAGTATACAGTTGAATTCCAAGTTCAATACTGGGAGAAAACTGATGACACTAACATGTCTAATGGTCGTAAGAATCGCCGTCGCCGTAACCGCAATAAGAGTGGCAGAGGCAATACCTGATAACGCCTCTAATTGAAACTGCTAAATAGTATTTGAAGTAATTACTTTCATTTGATGTCTCAACTATTTGGTTATTCGTTAGACAGAAAGAAGGGTCAGACATCTGGTCCTTCTTTTGTTCGTAAAGAATCAGACGATGCTGCCCAACCTATTTCAGCAGGTGGGCATTTTGGTCAATATGTTGAGATGGGTGACGCTGCTAACAAAGCAAGCGAAGCAGATTTGATTGGTAGATATCGTGAGATGTCTTTGCATCCCGAAGCGGATGCTGCTATTAATGATGTAGTCAACGAAGCGATTGCTGGGGATCTCAATGATCACCCCGTGGATATTGACCTCCAACACTTAAAAGTCTCTCAGACTCTGAAAAACAGAATCCGAGAAGAGTTCGTTAATGTTCTAGTGCTTCTAGATTTTGATAGAAAAGCGTATGATATCTTCCGTCGATGGTATATCGATGGGCGCTTGTTCTATCATAAGATGATTGATACTAAGAATCCTAGTGCTGGTATTACAGAACTAAGGTATATCGATCCACGCAAGATCAAAAAGGTTGTTGAATTTGACAAACCTAAGGATCGAGCGCAACTCATTGACCCACAGATCACATCGATTGTTCCTAAATCGATTGAGTATTATATCTACTCACCAAAAGGTTTGAAAGGGTATGAGAACAATGGGATCAAAGTTGCCCCAGATGCTATCACATACTGCCACTCTGGTCAGTTGGATATGCAGCGCAACTATGTACTATCCCATCTTCACAAAGCAATTAAGGCACTCAATCAACTTAGAATGATTGAGGACTCTCTGGTCATTTATCGTCTGTCCAGAGCACCTGAACGTCGCATCTTTTATATTGATGTTGGTAATCTTCCTAAGCAAAAGGCAGAACAGTACCTACGTGAAGTGATGTCTCGCTATCGTAACAAGTTGGTATACAACGCTGATACTGGTGAGATTCGTGACGATAAGAAATTTATGTCTATGTTGGAGGACTTCTGGCTTCCAAGACGCGAGGGTGGGCGCGGCACAGAAATTACTACCCTCCCTGGCGGGCAAAACCTCGGTGAACTGGAAGATGTCAAATACTTCCAGAAGAAACTGTATAGATCTCTGAATGTCCCAGAGTCTAGATTGGAATCTGAAAGCAGTTTCAATGTCGGACGCAGTGCCGAAATCACAAGAGATGAAGTTAAGTTCCAGAAGTTTGTCACAAGACTACGCAAAAAGTTCAGTGATCTTTTTAGCGATCTTCTGAGAACTCAACTCGTCCTTAAAGGTGTTATCTCACTGGATGAGTGGGATGATATGAAAGAACACATCCAGTATAGTTTTATCGCTGATAATTACTTTGCTGAGATGAAAGAGAAGGAGGTGATGACAGAACGTCTCGCTCTTCTTCAACAAATGGATCCTTATGCAGGCAAATATTTCTCTCTTGAATATCTACGACGCAATATTCTAAGACAATCTGATGCTGAGTTCCAAGAGATCGACAAACAGATGCAGGAAGAAGTTGATGCAGGGTTGATTGTATCTCCTGCTGAGATGCAGCAAATGGAAAAAATGCAAATGGAAATGTCTTTAATGCCACCCGAACCTGAGGTGGAAGAAGAGCAGGGATTAGATCCGAAAGATTACGAAAAAGGAAACATCTAAATAGTAATAGTATTAATTAACATTATGCCTTCCCAACCTTCACTTGATATCGTTAATGCATTGTTTGCTGGTCAGAAAGATCTTTCTGATTATGTTGATAATCAAATGAAAACACTCGCTCTCGATAAGATTGGCGACATGAAACAGGAGGTTGGTAAAGCGATGTTCGCAGTACCAGAAGAAGGTCCTGAGAATACTGAGCAACCAGAAAACGCTGTACCCCCAGACCAAACCGAAGAGGAACCTACTGATGAAACTGATAACGGAGAAAATTGAAGACGCTAAAATCGTAATTACCGAGGGTAAGAACGGCAAGCGTAACACTTTTATTGAAGGTGTTTTTCTTCAAGCAGAAATCTGTAACCGTAACAATCGTATGTATCCCATGCGTACCATGGAACGTGAAGTCCAAAAGTACAACGAGAACTTTGTAAAGACTGGTCGGGCTCTGGGTGAACTGGGTCATCCCGATGGTCCTACGATTAATCTTGATCGTGCTTCCCACCTCATTACATCTCTTCAAAGAGAAGGTAATAATTTTGTTGGTAAAGCAAGACTTCTAGAAACTCCTATGGGTAAAATCGCCAAGCAATTGCTTGACGAAGGTGTGAAGTTGGGAGTTTCTTCACGCGGTCTGGGTTCTATCAAAGAAGAAAATGGTGTCAAAGTAGTTGGTGAGGATTTTATGCTCGCAACCGCTGCCGATATCGTTGCAGATCCTTCGGCTCCTGATGCATTTGTTAATGGAATCATGGAAGGAAAGGAATGGGTTTGGGCAAATGGTTCTGTTGCAGAGTCAGATATTGACCAAATCAAGAAGAGAATTGACAATGCTGCGGCAAGTCAATTGGAAGAAAGAAAGATTTCCGCATTTTCAGAATTTCTGAAAAATCTTTAATCATAAATAATTAGAGCAATCACTCAATTCGTAGAAC